GCCTTGAGGTACTCGCCCTCCAAGACGGCAAAAGCCTCCACGAGAATCGGGTTCTCGAGGAGGTCTTTGGCGTCTTGCCCCTTGCGGGCGTCAATGTAGGGGTTGCGTTCGCTCAAGCGAGAAGGCCGCTCTTAGGCTTCTTTCTCATTGCCTTCTTCAAGAGCTTGCCACCCTTGTCGGCCTTGTTGAATTCCTTGGCGACTTTCATGGGGATGCCGACCTTCTTCGCAAACTCCTTGGAGTGCGCGGCTGCGGCCATGAGGCGGGCTTGTTTGGTGCTTTTACTGGGCATTTTGTTGTCTCCAATTCATTAACCATTCTTCGCCTTGCTGGGGGTTCTGCAATCCAATGTCATCTGGATTGATTCCAGTTTCTTCCATCAATCGAGTTTTCCAGATTGTTGGATGATCTGGCTTTTTTAATGGAATCTTTCGTCCAAGTGCATTTTCTACATAAGAATCCCAATGAAATTTGTTTTCATCTTGCTTGTAGCGTTTTGGTCTAACGCCCATCTTCCATGCCGTAAAATAATCGTAGTCTGCGTTTTCAGACAAGTCTGGCTCTTCACCATATTGCGCAACAAATTCCTTAAACCATTGTGTTTTCTTAATTTCGTTGCGTACTTTTTCACGTTCACCAATAATATTACGAATTTCCTGCGGATTAAATGGAAATAGACTACGCGCAGTGCGCTGGGCCTGCGGCAGCACGTCGTCAAGAAGCAATCCGCGTCGCTTTTTCTCAGCCACCTTTCTGCTTCCTATACCGCTCCAGCAACCGCCGCCCCTTGGCTACGGCGCTGGCCTTGTCACCCTGATGCCCCCACGCCTCGAGACTTAACTTGAGGCGCGTCTTGTCGCCTTGCTCGTCGGTGAGCAGCCCAGGCATAGACCCCATGCGCGTCAGGAACGATCCCTTGCGGCGCAACTGCTCTGGCGTCTTTGCAGCGCCTTTTACTGGCGCCTTGAGTGTGCCGCCGGTCTGCGCCTTGTACGACGCACGGCCTTTTGCATTGAGGCCGCCCTTCTTGGACTTGCCCTCAGCGCGCTGCCATGCTGGGGTCTTCATCGATACATCGCCATTTTTTTTGCAATCGCCTTGGGCTGCTTTACAAACTGCTTACCCTGCGCCTTGCCCTTGCGCTTGGCGCGAGTCGTAGCGGCGTACTCTTCCGCAGATAGCGCAAGGATTCCAGCCTCCGGCAGATAACGCTCTCCCGTTTTGCTAGATGGCTTGCCAGACTTTGTGCGCCACTTTTGGGCAGTCCAATCTTTTAAGGACTTTTGCGGGTCTTTCATAGCTAGTCTCTGTAACCACCACCCGCCGCCTTGTATTGTTTTGCAAGAAGCTGCGCCTTTCTCGCCGACCATTTTCCCGCACCAGTGCCCTGCACCTTTGCGGCCTTGATCTTGTTAAAAAGGTTTTTACGCAGAGTGGGCTTCGTATAGTTGCCCGCTGCGTTTACCGTTGACTTCGCCATATATGTGTTTTTTGCCATGATTATTTCAACTGAAATCTACGACGTAAATCACCAAGGCCACCAAGCCCACCGCCAGTAGCCATCTCAAAGTCCATCGGTGCAGCCGAAATATCCGGCGGCAACGGAGGCGGAGACTGGGGCGCAGCAGCCATCGGAGGCGGCGGCATCATCGGGAAGCCAGCCGGCATCTGGAACTGCTGCTCAGGAGCAGCCTGCGGCATGACTTGGACATTTTCCTGCATCAACTGCGGCGGCATCCGAAAGTCAGGCTGCGCCATCATTGGAGCCGGTGCGGCGCTCGCCATCGGCATTGGCATTGGCATCGGCTGCGGCTGCGGCATTGGCTGCGGCATCGGCTCCGGCATCGGCATCGGTTGTGGCATCGGCTGCGGAGCGACTTGCTGCTGCGGTACAGGTTGCGGCAACGGCTGCGGCGTGCCCATGTCAAAGCTCGGGTTGGGGCCGGGCTGTGGCATCGGCTGTGGCTGTGGCATCGGTTGCGGTTCCGGCATCGGTTGCGGCATTTGACCGCCACCGCCAAAGTTATCAAAGCCGCCACCCATTCCACCGCCGTAGCTCGGGCCTCTGCCCATACCAAACGGATCAAACGGGTTAAAGGCGCCACCACCGTAGTATTGCTGCCCAAGGTACTGGCCGAGCGAGACGTTCGGATCGGCTGACTGATCGTAGCCGTAGAAGCCGCCCATCGGCACGCCACTGAAAGACGTGCCGCCACCACCCATGCCACCGCCGAAGGGGTTAAGCGTGCCGCCGCCAGCGCCGAATGGATCGCTGAAGCCGCGCATGCCACCGCCTTGCGCGAAGGGGTTAAAGCCGCCTCCACCGCCTTGCATGAAGGGGTTGAAGCCGCCACCACCGCCACCTATGGCAAACGGATTGTAGCCGCCACCACCGCGCGCCCGACCGTAGCCGCCTTGGACAGCGGCGAACGGGTCGCCCTGAAATTGAAGCGCCTCAAGCTCTGGTTCGCGCCTCTTCTTTTTCTTAAAAATTGAACGGTTTAACTTGCTCATATCAAACGGCCTCCGCGCCGCTCACATAGATAGTGATGTAATTAGCGGTACTGGCTTTTACCTGAATGGTATCGCCAGCGTTCAAAATCTGAGTGCCTGTCCACCGATAAGTGTCATAAGCGTCAATTTCATAGTTGCTCAGAATCTCATAAGCGATGCCGGCTGTCTGTCCAGACGGCACAATCGCCACATAAGCGTGGTGCTTACTAGAGTGCGTATTGCAAAGATTGATGTCTTTGATATACGCACGCCGATCGGTGGGGCAAGTGTAAATCGTCGCGTATGACGCGCTTAACTGTCCACGCCCAAGCCTTAGACCAATGATGTCTTGAAAGTTAGCCATTATGGTGGCCCCAACCAATGCAATACGTTTAAGCTATGAACCGTAGGGATTATCTCTCGGTTCACGTTATCAAGCTGCGTAAAATACAGACGGTTTTGGTTATTCGTCTGATTAATCTGCTGGCTCGAATACGTCGGCGGTGCCGTGTTCGGGTTAGGCGCTGCGAATGGGTTAAGTTCCTTCATGGCCTAACCCATCGGTGGCGCCTGTGGCGGCATCTGTGGCGGTGCACCCTGCGGAGGCATTGGGCCACCTTGCGGCAGCATCGGTGTGCCCTGCGGAGGCATCGGAGGCTGCTGCGGCGGCATCTGCTGCTGCGGGTTGAACGGCACGATCTCAGGCAACGCAGGGCGCTGCACTGAAGGCGTCGCAGTACGCGGACGCTCCATCATCGCCGTCAGCATGGCCGTGTCGATCGCAGTGCCGCTCTTCAACTGAATCTCATAAGCACGCAACATGATGTCCGCTTCTTGCTTGTCGCGTGCGCGGTCATCCTCGAGCAGCATCGACTGCCGCTTGAGTTCGAGTTCTGCCTGCTTGTTCTGGATGTCAGCCATGATCTTCTGCTTCTCGACTTCCGCGAGAATCTGCGCCGGATCAGGCGGCGGCGGGGGAGGCGGCGGGGGAGGCGGCACCTGCGCCGGGTCTTGGAAGAAGTCGGCGCCGTTCTTGAAGCCAGACAACTCTGCAATCTTGATAAGCGTGTTGCGATACTGCGAGGGCGTAACGAGCGGATTCTGCGGCCCCATCTGCTGCATGATCTGCTCTTGCTTCTGCGAGATCGTGGTGAGCACGCCAAGCTTCTGCTCTTCGGTGCCACCACCCAACGCAACGTCCACCTCAACGTCCATATCCGACTGCCACGAGCGCGGGTCAATCGGCACCCAGTTATTACGGAGGCGCACCACACGCGGGCGGTCTTGATTTTCTACGACCAGCTTGAGAATGCCCTTGAACAGGGCGCGCATCCCGGTTTCAGCGAAAATCCGGGCGATCAGCTCAAGATGCTGCTGCGCAGCCGTAACGGTCGCGGCGACCGCCGCGCGTGTGGTGCTCTGCAAGGCGCCAGCATCCAAACCCATCGCTGCCTTCGACATGCCGGTGCGGTTCTCACGCACGCTGTCAAGGTACTCCAGCATCGGGAATGCGGCCTGCCCGGTAAACGGTACATTGAACGGCTGCACGGCACCTGGCTGGCGCATACGAATGATGCCACCGACCTCGGTGTTAAGCACGTCGTCCATGTTGGCTTGACCCTCGACTACGCCGACGCGGGGATGCACGGCAAGCGTAAGCGAGTCCATCATGTTGCGCATGATCGCTGACTTGATGCGCTGCAAGTCTGCGGTCATGTCAAAGATCGACATGCCGATCAGCGCGTGCGGCTCTGGGTCGGGGCAGAAGAGTGCGAACGGCGCGTGCGAGCACGGTTCGTTCATCACCATCTTGTAGCCAGGGCCGATCGTGCATATTTTGCGCAGTTCAGAAATGCCGTCCTTGTCGTAATCCACTCGCACATACGCTTCGCAATAAAGAACTCGCTTGTCGTCTTGCGTGCCACCGGGGCCATAGGACTGAGCATACGGGTTGCGCGCTAAATACTCGTCGTTGGTGTCTAGTTCGTAGACACCCATCTGCGCGCTCACCTCTTCTTCGTCGTACCCCAAGGCCACAAGTTCAGAGACGCGCATCATGCGTCGGTGCGCCACCAGCGTCGCATCCTCAACGGAGCGCGCACGGCGGTCAACCAAAAACTCTTCCGGTGGAATCGCCTCAACCCTCACGCGACCGTCTTTGTACTCGCGCTTCAATTCGACGTTATAAATCTTCGGCGCCTGGAACGGCTGCCCCGTCTGCGGATCAAACGGCAACGGCTGCTGCGTCTGCGGGTCAACGGGCGGCTTAAACGACGGATCGTCCATCGCCTCAATCGCGCTGCCCACGACGTCTTGCTCGCCAAGCAATAGCGTTAAAGACGACTCATCAAGGCCGGTGTAATACTCGGTCTTGACCTCAACCTTTTCTTCCCAAACGTACTTGGCAACGCCGAGCGCACCGCGCAGCGCGTCCTTGAACGCGGAGTGCAGGATTAGGAAGCCGTTGTTGTCATTGTTGAAGATGTAATTGACGTAATCTGTCGCCTGCTCTGCGCTTTGAATGTCCTCGACATTGCGCGGCGTGAACTGCACGATCTTGCGTGAGCCAAAGAAGACACGCATGAGCGACGGCATGATGCCGGCGATGGTGTCGCGCACGTCGGTCGAGACAACCTGCGAGCGCCCCTCTTCCTCGTTGCCAAACGGCTCGCCACGATAGTATTGGATGGCGCGAGCGCGAACCGGGGACAACTCTGCGTCAACGAACGACGTCGCGTCGGTTAGCTCCGTGCCAACCAACGACTCGAGGTCTTCGTCCGACATCGGCTCAATGGCGCCGATCGCCGCCTCGGTCTGCTCTATGAGAGAACCTTCTTTCTGATACATAAAACCGGCACCCGTGCCGAAAAAGGGGGTCTATCTATTGTCACTTGAGGAGGTCGGCAAGCTGGCTCGCGGATAAAGAAACTAGCCAAGCCTCCCGATCTTTGACTCCAAACGACAGGATGCACTTGCCTAAGTGCCGCACAATTCCAGAGCAAAACTCAATCTGCTCGCCACGGAAGTAGAACTCACGGCCAGCGGCAAACGGCTCAAGGTTCCCGTTGTACTGCACCAACTTGTGCGCGTAATAGACCTGATTCCTGTGCTTGCGGCGCTGGTGGACAACGCCAAGGTACGCGCCGCCGTGCGGGATTAACTGCGAGCCGCCCGACCAGCCGATGAGCGGCGGGTAGCCGCCGAGCCATATCCTGCGCTTAACGGGAGAAATTTCGTAGGACTCGGCGGGGTGGTGCATATACACCATCGACAACTGATCGCCCTCCACGAGCGGCATCCAGTTCTTTTCCATCTCACGACCGTGCGGGCTGTGCAAAAACTCTAGCCCCGTCACCGTGGTCTTATCTAGATTGCACAGCGCCATCGTGCCGCGCACCCGGGGGCCGTGGTGCAAGGCGGTTGCGATAAACCACCAGCCGTCTCGCCACCAAAATAGCCGCCCATCCTCAAGGCCGTCTCTGGCCGGCACTCGAGTGTTGCGCACCATCAAATCGTTGACCCACTCCACCGACTGCTGGCTCAAATTTTGACCCAGCGTGATGAGGTAGTTGCGCGTATTGGGCGCAGGGTCGCCACGGAACCAGATGCCGTCTTCCTCGCCGAGTTCATAGTTCACGGTGCGGACTAAGCAACTTAGTCCACCATTGCCGTCCTTGGCAATCGACGGGTTACACGGCAGGAAGGTTTCCGACTCCGGCACCGTGAGACGCACAAAGGCGTCAGCCGGCAAATGCTCCGATAGGACTAGGCGGCCTTCGGCGGGGAAGGCGGCTTCGGGTCTTTCGGCTCTGGCGCTTTCTTGGACTCCGGCTTCGGCGGGGCTTTCTTGTCGAGGCGTTTTTGGAACAGCGCCACGTCGCTTGGCTTGAGCATTCATCTATCTCCTCACATGTGGATGGTTGACGGCATCGGCACCGCAAGGTCTTGCGTGGCCTGTGAAACTAATGGCGGCACGGCGGTCAGCACACGCAGGTGCGGCAACGCGTACCACTCAAGCAGAATATCGACCGGCGTGTTAGCGGGCTTGGTGTACTGCTGCAAGGTGGGGATGGCGCGACGGCGGTGCCAGATCGCGGCGGTGCAGAGCGGGTAGCGAATATCCCACAGATTCGTTGACTCCTTCTTGCCGAGCTTGTCCGTCGTGCAGCAGGAGTTTAGGTACACCAAGTCGCACCAGTCGGGAATCTCGGCGCGAATCTGCGCGAAGCGTTCGTTGAAGTTATCGGTCAGGATAAAGTCATCCTCAAAGATCACGAACTCCTCATGCCCCTCGCGCCATGCGATCTGCCAGGCGATATGCCACGACAGCACCAAGCAAGTCGCGCCGCGCGTCACGAAATAATCCGTGTGCATCGGAATCTCTGACTTGACCTGCATGGTCTTGCCAAAGATGCCGTAGATAAAATCCAACTCAATGCCCGCCTTCGCCGCCTGTTGGCGTGCGTGCTCGGTGCGCTCTGGAGTCTCTGCGAGTGTGATGCAGTAATACTTCACTTGTCTCTCACGAAGAAGAGCAGCGTGGGGCGGCCCCAGCCAGACCCCTGCCGTTTATCCGTCTCGCGGAATTTGCACGACGTGATCCAGTCGCACTTGAAACCGTTTTCGTAAAAGCGGTCAATCCAGTACTCGGTCAACTGCTCGTTGACGTGGTGATGACCGCCCTGCCCGGGAATGGCGTGGCACATGAGTACATACTTGCAGCGCGCCATCGTTGCAAACCAGTTCGGCTCGCACTTCTGCTCAACGTGCTCCACGAACTCGGTGCAGATCGCAAGGTCGTAGTCGCGGTCGAGGACGTATGGCCCCTTCTCGTAGTCGTGTGCGACCAGAATCTCCTTGACCGGGCTTTCGGCCAAGGCAATCGGATGACCTTCCACGCCGCGTGCGTCAAACCCGAGGTCGTGCCACCAGCGGATGTTATGGCCCATGCCGGCGCCAATGTCGATTACCGACTTGATGCCGTAGGTCAGCGCCAAGTAACCCCAAATGTCAGGCATCCACGTCGCGCGGTCGCCCTCTGGGATGTAACCACCTAGATGCGCAATGCTCATACCACTCCCCGAATCTGTCTCTTAACCGACTTCGCCCACGTCGGCGAGTACGCGCCGTTCCCGGTCGCCGCTTCGCTCGCAAACGTCAGCACAAATGCGTCAGCCACGTCGGGCGATACCAGCCCGCGTCGCTTCATGTCGTCCTTGCTCTCAAGCTTGAGCTTGCCGTTTGACATGAACGAATAGCGTGGCG